AATCCATCAGCAACAGCATACTTTGAAGCAATGAAAAGTGTGTATGAAGATGCGAAGGTAATTCCTGAGGGCCTTTTGGATCATAACGCTTGGGAAGTAATTTCCAAGAAAGTTTACCGTAATCAATTCATCCTAACGACCACGGATGGAGCGGAAATCGCAAAAGGGTTGTTCATAAGAGGAACTTGTGCACTGATGTACAAGCACTGGAAAGCGAATTGTCCAGTCGACGATTTGCAATGCCGATTTTTGGATGGCAGGCCGTATTTTAACTTCAAGCTTTCAACTGTGAAAGTTCTGGACTTTGAGACGACAAGAGGAGAAAAGGAAGATCTCATATTGATGGTTTTCCCAAGAACATGTCCCCAATATCCGGATCTGATGTCTCACTTTGTGACTGCACAAGATCTTCCCCGCGTGGAAGGTCGAAGTGCACAGCTTTGTGGGATAGTAGATGTGAATGATGGGAATTTTGTGTCGTACAATTTACAGAACTTGACAGTTGAGTGCGAGGATGCCTCATACTCAATGGACGATGGAACAACATACAATTGCAGGAAAGGATACATGTACAAAGCAGAAACCAAAGGAGGTGACTGTGGAAGCATCTTAGTTTTGAAAGATGCAGCCTTTGATAAGAAGATCATTGGCATACATGTTGCAGGAGCAAAAGGATATGGATTTTCGATGTGCTTATATCGAGAAAAGATTGAGAAGGTGCTTCAGAAGGCAGGATGGGAAGCTCAGTGCTTCCCCCCTCTGAATCTAATCAACTGTGTTGATTCAAAAGTTCCGGAAGGAGCATTTTTCCCAATTGGAAAAATGCCCTTTCCAGCAGGAACTGTTGGAACATCAACGTTGCAAAGAACGACCATCTCTGGATGTTGCATGGAATCTGAAAAGATGCCAGCATTTTTGAGACCTATTCTCATTACCAAAGACGAAGGAGAACCAATTTATTGGGACCCATTGTTTGAGGGACTGAAGAAATGTGGAAAAGTATTGACTCCACTCTCAGAGGAAACTATGGGAATTGTTGTTGGTGATGTAGCTAGAGTATACATAAACGCCACTCCGTATTCACGGAAACGCTGTATTTACAGTGTAGAAGAGGCCATTTTTGGCACTCAAGGCGATGAGTATTTTAGCTCATTAACAACTTCAACTTCCCCTGGATTCCCCTGGGGTTTGACGAAAGAACCACGAATGGGAGGAAAAAGCAGCTGGATTAATTTGGATGAAGGATATGTCTCAGAAGATCTAAAATATCATGTAGAAAAGAGGATTGAGTTTGCCTTAGCTGGCCGCCGATATCCTACTTTATGGATCGATTTGCTGAAAGATGAAACAAGACCAATTGAGAAAGCAGCAGCAGGAAAAACCAGAGTTTTCTCTGGGTCACCACTGGATTTTACAATTGCTTGCAGAATGTACTTCGGTGCTTTTGTAGCAGCCCAGGCAGAAGGAAGGATACTAAACGAAAGTTTGGTTGGAACCAACTGTTATGGAGAAGACTGGAACCTTGCAGCTAAAACTTTGCTTACGCACGGAGATCGTGTTGTAGCCGGAGATTATTCAAACTGGGATGGTTCGGTGTCTGCT